GATGCGCTGGCCGATACGTTGACCCGCTGCGGCATGATGCCGATGATGTCGGCTGGATGGTGAACCACACTCCGCTTCTGAGCAGAAGAACGGGAGCTGGGCACGAAGTCGATCGTAACATACGACTTGTGCCCGGCTTCCGCTTCGTTGAGAAACTTCACGCCTGTCGCCTCCCGTGGATTAGACAACTGAAGATCCGCGATGAAAATGACGAGACGTTTATGATCGCCGACTTCCCTGGGCACCGTAGCTGCCTGATCGCCTTTCATCCATATCGCCACGGTAAACGGAAAGGCCGCTGATTTCGGTACCGAAATCAGCGGCCATATAACCACGTTCGTAGCGGGGCATGGATTTGAACCGTGGACCTCTGGTAACGTTGTTGCCCAGAGGTCCACGGTTCAAATCCATGAAGCCCGATTATTTGATTTTATCCTAGCGGCGTAATGCCGCCGGCCGCCAAGGATGCCGGCCGTGAGTATGCACAAAAAGCTGCCCCCTGCTCAGTGGCGGGACGAAATCACCCTATGGCTCGAATCGCTCACGGCGGCGGGCCTCAGTCAGGACACCGTCAACACGCGGCGGTGCAAGATAGGCCACGCGGCGCGGTGCCTGGATAAATCGCCCTATGACGTGACGTCGGAGGATCTAGTGCATTGGACCGCCTCGCAATCATGGAAGGCGGAGACGCGCAAGGGCTACCGAAACACGCTCGTCGGTTTTTTCCGGTGGCTGCATGCCACGGGCCGGCGCGCGGACGATCCGGCCGCCGCGCTGCCGAAGGTGCGCAAGACGCGGCCGCATCCCCGCCCGTGCCCCGACGTGCACATATACGCTGCCATGTGCGCCGCGAACGATGTGGAACGGCTCATGCTGCGTCTCGGAGCAGAAGCCGGGTTGAGGCTGTCCGAAATCGCGGCCGTCCACTCGCGCGACGTGCTGGAAGGCGACGCCGGCCCGTCGCTGATAGTGCGGGGCAAGGGCGACAAACAGCGCATAGTGCCCATAAGCGAGGACCTGGCGAAGCGGATAACGGCCGCGCCCGGTTGGCTGTTCCCCGGCCGGTGGCGGGGACACGTCGAAAAATCGTATGTGTCCCGCCACCTCACACGGCTGCTGCCGGACGGTTGGGGGCCGCACTCGCTGCGCCACCGGTGCGCCACGCGCATGTACGAGACCACGCACGATCTGCTGCTGGTCTCGAAGCTGCTGGGGCATAGCAGTGTGGAGACCACGCAAATCTACGTGGCAATGCCGGATAGCCGGCTGCGTGTCGGTCTGGACGCGGTGACGTTGGCCGGCTAGGCCGCGTGCTGCGCGCGCGACTTGGGTGTGATGGGGTTGTCCTTCCACCACGCCCACAGCGCGGCGCCCACGTTCCACACGAGCGCGACGAGCTGGTTAACCGTCTCGTCGGCGATGGGGATGGTATCGACGCCGAACATGACCAGGCAGGCGTTAATCAAGCCGAGCAGCAGCACGGCCGCGCGGGCGATGGTCGCACCGCTGACGCCTGGCGTACGCGGGTCGCCGCCTTCCACCTGTTCCTCTCCGTAATCCATCATGCCTCCTTGTTCGTGAGCGTCACCGTGAGGTTCTTCAGCGCCGCGTTGACGGCCTCGCTCACGGTCTTGGTGATGTCGGATGGGTTCGCGCCCACCGATTTCGCCAGAGCTTCCAGCGCGGCCGTCTGGGCCTTCTCATACGCGGTGGTCTTAGCCTGCACGTAACCGCTGATCTGATCGGCGCGGGCGGCCCACGGGGCCTTCTTGCTGGAATGGATCAGCTTCACGCCAGCGTCCTCCAGCACCTTCATCTGGTCGGGATGCCCCAAACCGATGCGGCCTGTCTCCGGGCTCCAGTAATAGACCACGCCGGTGTCGTCGTCGCGGATCATAAGCGCGCAACTCATGTCTGTTCCTCCTTGGTTGTTCAGAATCTGATTCGCCCTGTTGATGACGCGGGCCACGTCCAGGCCGTTCACGGCCCTATCGGGGCAGCCGGCGTGATCCGTGCCGGGCACCTCGCGGTGCAGCACGATATTGCCGGTGCGGTTGCCGGTCTCGTCGTGCCACAGCTTCGTCCACCCGTAACGGCGGGCGATATCCGCGCAGAGCTGCGCGGACGCCTCATATTCGGCGTCGGTCGGCGCGATGCCGGCGATACCGCCGGCGTGCTCGATGCTGATGCCTGAGCAGTCGCTGGCCATGTTCGCGTCGCACCAGGCACCATTGATCTCGTCAACCCACTGGTAGACGGTGCCGTCTGTGCCGACGCCGTAGGTGCTGGACGCCCGGTAGCTGGATCGCTGGAACACGGTATCCGTGCCCTGGAGCGAGCCGACCATGATGTGCAGCGTGATGTGCGTCACCTTGTAGCCGTTGCGGCCTTGATAGTGGTTCGGGCTGCCGCGCCACACGGCCTTCGCGTATCCGACCATGTTTCTCTCCTTCCGTCAGTCGTCGTGGTCGAAAAGGTTTTCAGGGGGTTCGGGCGGCGGTGGCCCCAATCCCTTGTAGATGTGGTCAACCAGCTGTCGGTTCCATTGCCACAGCAGCGCGTTGTCGGCCTGCATCTGCTGCGCGAGCCGGTACGCTTCCATACGGTCGCGTGCCGCCGTCACGAGCTGCTGCGCGAACGCGCCGGCGACGACGCCGACAGCGCCGACTATTGCGATGATTACGTTCTCGGTCATGATCTCCTTTCATCGGGGGTGTGGTTCACAGGGTTATGAGTCCGCGAAATTCAAGTGGCAGGACACGAAATCATTCCAGCCTGACGCCTACGGCGGTGGCATGACCATCATCGTGGATCGAGCCAATGGCCTTCTGCACGTGAACCTAAGCGGGTTCAAAAGCACGGTGAACGTGAACAACTACAACGTGTTTCTTTACTCGTCAGGCGTAAAGCCCAGCAAGAACGTGAATCTATCGTGTCTGTGGGCAATACCGAGCGGCAACTACGGCAAACAGGCCACATGGACCACGGCGGGCTCAATCGTCGTCGCCGGTGGACTGACCAACGGCGATAGGTGCTTGCACACGCCGCTTACGCTGCCGATACCGGAGGGTGTGACGTTCAGCTGATTGGGAGCGCATTCCAGACCGCCACCCAATAGCCGAAAATCGCCACGCGCCCCACCCACCGCTGATACTTGGCGGAGTAAAGACGGAAGCGGATTGAATCGGTTTGCGAGGTCCCCCAGTTATGGACGATATAACCGTCCTCGTCCTGGAAGTTCGCGCCGAACGGACCGACCATGTACGCGTAGTAATCGGGTTTGCGACCGTCGGGAAATCCGACCTTGATAAGAAAGGTCCCGTCCGTGTCGGTGGTGACGGTGTGCCCTCCGGCCTTGACGATCGGCAACCCATAACCCTGTGTCAGTTGGTTCCGCAGACTGTCAAGCATGGCGCCGGTCGCATACGGCAGCCATGCGCTGCCGGACCAGTAATAGGGGCCGTTGTTGCTTTCGGTGGGGTCGGCGGTGACGTAGCCGGTCTGGCCGGTCACGCCGGTGAGGCCGGCCAATGTTTCCAATGTGGTGGCGATGGCGGGTTTCACACCGGCCGGGGTGTTGCGGTTGTCCACCTCGTTGAGCGCCGTTTCCACGCCGTTGGCCATGTTGGCGAACTGTTCGGGCGCGCTGCTTACGAGGTCGTTGCCTTCGAGGTAGGGGATTCCGTAGATCGGTGTGGTTTTCATGGTTGGATTCCTTCCCAGTTTGGTTGGTCGAGGACGGCGGGCTGGTCGTATGCGCTGACCAGTCCGAGTTCGGCGAGGCTCATGGCGGCTTGCGCCCATGTGGGCGGCCATGCCTGCATGTCGGCCCATGTGGCTTGGCGGTCGGTGTCGAGCGGGATGGGCCATAGGGTGACTTCGTTGCGGAGGATCGGTGTTTTGCCGGCCCATTCGAAGGTCAGGGTGCCGCCGATGGCGTTGTATGCGCCGCCGGTGGCCGGTCGGTCGGTGTCGTCGGTCAGGGTGCCGCTTCGGGTGCCTTGGAGGGTGAACGCGCCGGGGGGACTGGTCTTGTAGAGTTCGGGCCGGTCGGCGGGGTCGATTTTGCGGCCATCGAACACGATGGTTTCGGGGGTGAGTCGCCGGTCGATGGTTTCGAGCCATGTTGCGGCGTCGATGCGGTTCTGTTCGCTTGGCGTCCATGTGGTGCCGTTCGCGCGTCCGAAGATGCCGCCCGTGTCGTCCTGGGTGGTGATGTCGCTTTCCAGGGTGAGGCTTGACTGGGTGGAGGTCAGGTTCGCGGGCAGTGTTCCGCGGTCTCCCATTTCGGTTTCGTCGTCCTCGAAGGCAAGCACGCCGTCTTCGTCGGCCGTGGCTTTCTTCGCCTTGAGTGTGATTTGGGTGATGGGTTCGGGGATGGTCAGGGTCGTGTCGTCGTCGGTTTCCACCAGTGGTGCGGGGATGGCTGGGGTGACGGTGTCCTGGTCGGTGATGGTCAGGATGCCGTCGGTGGCCGCGCCCATGGCCACGGGCCGGTTCAATGGCGTGTATTCGATCACGCTCGTGTCCTTGTGCGGGACCTCGTACCACAGGGGCATGTGGGGGTGGTGGGCGTAGAGGCGGTGCAATAGGTCGAGTTGGGTCGGGTAGTCGGACGTGTCGTAGGATGCGGGGGTGCCGGTGGTTTCCAGCCCGGCCGCGTCGGCTTCTGGCGCGCCGGCCTCGCGTGCGCGCGTGTTGAGTTCCGCGAGACGGGCGGCGACGGTGGTGGTGACCCAGTGTTGTCCGGCCCATCTCGCGTCGGTGGATGTGGGGCCTTGTTTGGCCAGGCGTTTCCAGAGCAGCAGGCGGCTGGACGCGGTGAGTTTGAGTTTCCACCCGGTTTTGTGTGCGGTCGCTGTGCCGCCGTTGCTGATGATGCCGTCGAACAGGGTTATGGCGGTGCAGTCGGGATCGTCCGGGGTGGGTGGCGCGTATGCGGAGTGCAGCCGGTTCAACGGCATCCTTTGTGCCTTCCATGTGCCCATCGCGTCCGTGAGCATCGCCCAGGTGGGTTGTTCGCTGATCTGCACGAGGATGCGTGCGCCGGCGAGGGTGAGCGCGCGGCCGGTGAGCCATCCCCTGAGGTCGCGCAGGGTGAAGCTCATCACGCTGGGGTCGGGTTGCTCGTCGGCGGTCTCCACGCCCCATTGCACGCTGAACTGGGCGAGCACGGCGATGTCCTGCAAGGGGTCGTTGAGGCTTTTCCAGCCGTCGCCCCAGTCGATGAACATGAATGGTTTCTGCATCTATTTCATGCCCGCTTTCTGTCGTAGTCGCGGAGGATCTTCTTGAGTTTGCGGGCCGCGTCCTCGCCGTCCAGCACGCCGTTGATGACGATGCTCACGGTCATGGGTTGCGCGGTTGCGGTGCCGTTGGTGCCGGGCATGTCGAATGACATGGCGGACAGGCGGCCGTTGACGCGGGTGATGGCGCGGGTCACGTCCTGGTCGAAGCCGAGGCCGAGGCCCTTGGCGAGGCCCTGCATGATGAGGCGGCCGTTTCTGATGAGCAGCGCCTTGTCGTATGCGGCGGGGCCTTTGTGTTCCGCGATCCAGTCGGCGATGCCTCCGATGAACCCGGTCACGTTGTCCCATGCAGCCTTCAGGCCGTTGAGGAAACCGTCGATGATGTTCTTTCCGGCGTTGTACAGCAGGCTGCCCACGTTGCCGATGGCGGACAGGATGCGGCCGGGCAGTCCGCTGAACCAGCTGACCACGTTGTTCCACGTGTTCTGCGCGAACTGGGCGGCGCTGGAGAAGAACGCGCCTATCTTGCCGGGCAGTGATTGGAAGAATCCGATGATGTTGTTCACGCACGAGCCGATGAAGTTGGTGAAGTTGCTCCATATCTGCCGGCCGGTCTCGGTTTGGGTGAAGAAGTAGATTAAACCGGCCACGAGCGAGGCGATGAGCGTGACGACGAGCATGATCGGGTTGGCGTTCATGGCGGCGTTCAGCAGCCATTGTTTGGCGGCGGCGACGGTGCTTGCAATGCTGAATCCCTCCAAGGCCGTTGAGACGGCGGTGATGATGGATGCGGCTTGGAACACGGCGAAGCCGGTGCCGATGCCGACCAGGGCGGCGCTGATGGGTTCCGCGTTCGCGCTCACCCAGTCGGAGAACGCGGTGAGTTTGTCGGCCACGTCGCCCACGATGCCGGCCGCGCCGTTGAAGGCGTCGCCCAACGCGGTGCCCGCTCCGGCCGCGCCGCCCATCGAGTCGAGCAGGGGCGTGAACTGGCCGATGAGGTCGCCGGCGGCTCCGGCGAGGCTTTTGCAGGTCTCCCACACGTAGCCGAAGATGTCGCTGGCGGCCTGCACCGGGCCCGTGTCGTTGAACGCGGTCATGAAGTCCGTCACGGCGGTTTTCGCGGTGTCGAACGTGTTGGCGGCGGTGTCGCGCATGGTGAGCAGGAAGTCGGTTATCGGGCTGTCTTCCTCGATGTTGAACGCCTCGCGCAGTTCCGCGCTGAAGTTGCCGTCCTTGACGAGGGTTATCACGCCTTTCAGGCCGGTTGTGGCCTTGCCGCTGAACGCCGTGATCTTCTCGGCGGCGACGCCCATGGCGGAGGTCACGGCGGGTTTCACGAGGTCGAAGGCGTCGGTGAGTCCGCCGACCACGGACGCTTCGAGGTTGCCCATCGCGCCCTCGATGGTCTTGGTGCTGGTGGCGGCCTCCTTGGCCACGTCGCTCATGCCGAGCTGGATCAGCGCCTGGTTGAACTCGTCGGCGGTGATTTCGCCCTTGGCCATCGCGTCCCTGAAGTTGCCGGTGTACGCGCCGTTGGCGAGCATGGCCTCCTGGAGCTTGCCCGAAGCGCCGGGGATGGCGTCGGCCAGCTGGTTCCAGTTCTCCGTCGTCAGCTTTCCGGCTCCGGCGGTCTGGGTGAGCATCATGGCGACGCTTTTGAATGTGTCGGAGTTGCCGCCGGCCACGGCGTTGAGGTTGCCGGCGGCTTCGGTCAGGTCGGTGTAGTTGCCGATGCCGTTTGCGGCGAGCTGGGCGGTGGTGTTCTGGATCGTGGTGAGGTCGTACACGGTGTCGTCCGCGTATTTGCGGGTGGCCTTGGTGGCGGCCTCCACGGCGCTGGTGTCGAGGCCCGCGAAGCTCATGGTGTTCTTGAACTTGTCGGTCGAGTCGCTCATCTCCACGACCGCGCCGCTGAAGTTCCGGAGCGTGTCCCACAGCGCGGTCACGCCCTTCAGGGCCGCGCCGCCCATGAAGCTGCCGAACGCGGCGGCCTTGCCGGTCGCCTTCTCGAACGCCTTCACGGCGTCGTTCGCGTTGCCCGTGATGCGCACGGACATGATGGCGCTATGCCCCGCCATTGTCCACCTCCTTTTCGGCTCGTTCCATTTCCTCGGTCAGCAGGCGTATGCCGGTGCCCCAGTCGAGTTCGCTGGCCTCGTTCCTCCATTGCCACGGGGTGCCGCCGAAGCGGCGGGCGAGGAGGAAGCTGAGTCGGCCGAGCGAATCGTCGGGCCACGCGGCTAGTTCGTAGGGTCCAGCTGTGCGTCCTCCGTGTCGTCGGGCGTGTTGATCACCACGTCGATGATGCTGTCGAGCCACTGTTCGTAGGGGAGGGTGGTCTTGCCCTGCTGGCGTGCGGCGGTGTAGGCGAAGTAGTAGACGAACCGGATTTTGCAGTTCTCCACGGGCCCCCACCCGTTGGTCTGGGCGTGTTCCTCGGCCTGGCATTGGGCGCGGGCGGTGAGGATCACGGTGTCCTCGTGGCCGTCCTGATAGCAGATGGTCGCGGTCTTCTTCAACATGGCTTATGCTCCTTTGACTTGTTTCATGGTTTTCTCCACGAACGCCTCGTATGGTTTCATCCAGGCGTTTTCGCTTCGTGCCACGCCGTTGTTCACGTACAGGCGTGGTTTGATGTGGTGGCCGGGCCACCCGTAGTTGACGGGGCCGGCGTAGGGCACGGCCTTGCGGCCCGCGCGGATCACGCCGGCCTTTTTGGTTGCGCCGGCGCGCAGTGATTTCGAGAGTCTGCCGGTCTTGCCGACGGGGGCGAGGGCCTGCACGGCGGGGAGGGCGATTTCGGCCGCTTCGCGGTTCACGCCCTTGAGTTCGTCCAAGTCGGCGCCGGCCTTGCGCATGGTCTGTACGAACCGTTTCTGGCCGACGACCATCAGGGCCTTGCCGGTGTTCATGCGTCCGTGGTGGGTGTGTGGGCGGTGTGCTTGAGGTTCGTGACGGGGAAGCTGAAGTCGTTGGTGTTCTTCGATTTCACGTCGCCGCCGACGGCCACGGGGGTCACGGTCACGTCGCCGGTCCATTTGATGGCCCCGGTCTTGTTGGGTACGAACTCGAACGGCAGGGTCTCGTTGGCGTGGTCGAAGCACCACACGCTCAGGCCCTCGGCGCTGAAGTCGTCGCCGATGGTGCCTTCCATCGTCCATGTGGTGGATGTGTTGGCCTCCTGCGATCCGTCCAGATAGGTGGTGGGGTCGTCGCTGGAATTGCTGGGGTTGAGCTGCGCCTTGGTCAGGTCGGCGCTGAAGTCGCGGCCGTTCTTCTCGTCGGTGATGTTGAACGAGCCGGGGCCGAGTGTGCGCACCTTGCTTGCCATGATGGTTCCTTTCAGATGATTTCCAATGGGTTGAGTGTGAGCTGGTAGGCGGCGAGGTCCCCCGCGCCGGAGAGGCTGAGGGTCACGGGCCGTGCCGCCTGGATGTTGAGCTCGTGTTCGGCCATGAGGTCGATGGCCCGCATGACGAGTTCCAACGCGGGGGCCTGGGTGGCCATGGTGCCGGCGATGACGTCGAGCCGCCACGTGATGTCGGGCTCGTTGCCCCATTGCTTGTAGGCGAGTTCGGGCGGTTCGATGAAGACGGCCACCTTGTTCGGCAGGGGGCGGGTCCTTCTGTTCGTCTGCCGTGACGATCTGCACGA